TCCAAGGTCTACAAGTCCTAGTATTGCATATTTAGATGTTGCAATGGTTAATCCTAGTAATGTTACAGATGGAGATGGAAATTATCTACCATTGACTATGGCGAAACATACTACATTCTCTACAACAATTAACTCAGTAACATATCCAATGTATGTATCAGATTCTATAACTATTAATCCAGACGCATCAAATGATTATAAATTTTCTAATGTAAAAATTAATCAGGGTACAATAAAAACAGCATCTTATACTTACGCAGATAATACTTTTGAACAATATCTTATTCACGATTTATATGTTGATACTAATTCTATAAAGGTTGATGTATATGAGAGTGTTTCTTCTAGTTCTTTTGAAACCTATACTTTATCTACAAACATAGTAAATATTGATGCAGATACTAAATGTTATTTCTTAGAGGAAACAAGAGAAGGTAAGTATGAAATTAAATTCGGTGATGGAATTATTGGTAAGAAACCTAGTGCTGGAAATGTTTTAAAAATAGAATATGCTGATGTCGGTGCAACAACAGTAAATGGTGCAACTCTTTTTGCATTAACTGGTAGTATAGGTGGAAACACTAATGTAACCCTAACACTAGTAACTAAAGCAAGTGGTGGTGCTTCTGCTGAAACCAAAGACTCAATTAAATTTAATGCACCTTTAGGATTCGTATCTCAGAATCGTGCAGTAACCCCTGACGATTATAAAGCTATTATTCAGAACACATATGGTAATGTAGATACCCTGACTGTATGGGGTGGTGAAGATAATGTTCCACCTGACTATGGTAAGGTATATGTTTCCATTAAACCCCTCTCTGGTGAAACATTAACAGATATAGAAAAGACAACAATTATTAATTCATATCTTAAACCAAAGAATGTTGTAAGTATTACACCAGTTCTTGTTGACCCCGATTACACTTATATTGACTTAGAGGTATACTTTAAGTTTAATCCTAATGTTGCGAGTGTTACGGTTGGTGGACTACAAGATTCTGTTCGTACAACCCTAACAAGTTATGACTCAGATACTTTAAAGAAATTTGGTGGAATATTTAGAAGTTCAAATGTTGCTAAACTAGTAGATGATACTAATGTTGCAATTCTTTCTAATATTATGAGAGTTAAGTTCCATAAGAAATTTACCCCTGTGATAGGAACTGAAACAAGATATCAACTTGACTTTAACCAAGAACTTGCAAAACAAGATACATATCATATCGAGAGTACTTCATTTGTTTACAATGGGTATCAATGTACTTTAAAAGATGTATATGATACTATAAAAGCAAAGTATCTAATTCAAATTATTGATACTACTGGTACGGTAAGAAATAGTAATGTAGGTTATGTGGAAAATTTAACAGGTAGAGTAGTACTAGAAGGATTTAATCTTACATCTATTGTGGATACTTCAACGACTAAACTGAAGATAATGGCGAAACCTGCTTCTTCTGATATCAAACCTACAAGAAATGAACTACTTACTATCGACTATGGTAATGCAACAATTACAGGTGAGATAGATACTATGGCAGTTGGTGGAACAACTGCTGGAATTGATTATACAACGGTGAGTAATAACTAATGTCAGATAGTGCATATAACTTTATTAATATATCTTCTTTCGTTGACGACCTCATACCTGATGCAATCGTCAATGATAATCCAGAACTTATAGAGTTTATTAAGGTATATGCGTTATATCTAGAACAACAATCGTTTTATGTCAACCAACTTGAGTTCCAAAGGGATATCGATTTAATTGAAGAAAAGTTATTGACGGAACTTCAGAATGAAATCGGTTCACCAATACCTAGGACATTCGCTGCTGACCCTCGGACATTCTATAAACATCTTGTAGATTTCTATAAGAGTAGGGGAACACCAGAGTCCATTAAAGCATTCTTTAGATTAATTTATGATGATGAAGTAGAGATATATTTTCCTAAAGATGATATGTTTATACCGTCCGACGGAAAATGGAAAGACCAATCAACAGACATTAAAGCAAATCCCGGAAATTATACCCCAAGTCATACGTGGACTATAGGAAGTACTACTACTTTTATTAACTTTGCTGATGACGGTGGGTTCACTCCAAATTTTGACGGTGATATAATTACTGTTAATGGAGTACACGAACCAGATGTTACGTTTAGTATATCTCAAGCTTATTCTGCACCTGACTGGTACAATCTACATAAGGTAACATTTACAGATAGAACCTTAGCAGTATCAGATGTAGTTAGGTCTTATAGGCCAGGATTGTTTACTGTGGACGACGGATTTGTTTCAGATAAAAAGAAACTACAAGATTCATTATTTTATCAGAAGTTTTCTTATGTATTGAGAACAGGTAAGAGTATAGCAGATTGGAAGAACGCATTTATTAGATTGATTCACCCTGCTGGATTTAATTTCTTTGGGGAAGTATTCATTAATCTTCTATCCACAAAACAATGGGGAGTCCAACCGGGTTATCTCGCATCTGGATTACCGTTCACTATTAATGCTAGTTGGTTAACAGAATGGTTGAGTATGTCAGAGGCAGGTACATTCATAGAGAAAACCATTAATGCGCCAGTACATACTAATAAAGTAGGTCTATTTGACCACTTTGATGCAACAAAATTTTTAAATTGGAGACCTTTATCAGATTATTCCAATTATTCGATACAAGATGTTATAAATAACAATATAGGTGGACAAATGGGTTGTCAAATCTATACTTGTACACCACTTGGTACAAATACCTCTTATGATTCAGGTACGTGTACTTTAACAATACCATAAACGGAGTTAATTAAATGCCAGCAATAATTACAAGCAACTTTAGGTTAAAGGCAACGGAGTCATTCTTAGATGACTTGCAGTCTGCAACCAACAAACATTATTTGGGGATAGGAAGGGCTCATGCTTGGCCCACCGTTGGAACTCCAGATACACCTTACGAAAACGACTCAACAGTAAACACTTGTTGGGAAAGTCTATATGCAGCCAAAAAGATTGATGCGGCTGATTCGATATATGCAACGAAACGTAAGTTATGGGTTTCGGGTACTACTTATGTAGAGTACGACGACCAAGACACAGATTTAGAGTCTAAAGATTATTTTGTTATTACAGATAACAACAATGTGATGTTATGTCTCAAAGCGGGGCCGTCAGGTAGTACGACTGACCCTGATGTTGCAGGTGTAACTACATCTGGAATTATCGATAATAGTGGAAGTGACGGATATCAATGGAAATATATGTATACGGTATCCACAGGTGATTCAACAAAATTCTTAACATCTTCATTTGTACCAGTTAAGAGAATTACTTCAGACCCAGGTTCTGGTGCTGATTCAGCATACGTAAACCAATGGAGTGTACAAGATAATGCAATAGACGGTGCAATATATAACATCAAGGTTACTGCTGGTGGAACAGGATATACTTCTGTACCTACAGTAACTATAACAGGAAATGGTTCGAGTTGTGCTGCTACAGCAGTACTAACTTCTCAAGTACTAACAGGTATTACCGTTACTAACGCAGGCACGGGATATGACAACGCAGTAGTTACGATTACTGGTGGTGGTGGTTCAAATGCTACTGCTCGTGCAGTAATCGGGCCAGAAGGTGGTTTCGGTAAAGATGCTAGAAACGAATTGAGAGCCCACTACATTGCTATTAATAAAACATTTAATGGTGATGAGTCGTCTGCAATTTCTGACGGTAACGACTTTAGACAAATTGCATTGATAGAGAATCCTATTGACGACTCTACTTCTGCAGTTGCGGCTGGTTCGATATACAGAACCGAAGCATCATTGACAGTTGCAACGGGTGGTTCATTCGCTGTTGACGCTGAGATTCAAGGAAGTGTATCTGGTGCAAAAGGAATAGTAGTTGAATATGACTCGACTAACGGAATAATTTATTACAACCAAAATGCCGATACGGGATATGGTGTATTTGATTCATCTACTCCAGACCTTATTAGATTAAGTTCTGCTGGTTCTGGTGGACAAACACTATCCGCTAAAGCAGTTCCAGACTTGGACAAATATTCTGGTGAGATATTATTCTTGGAAAATAGAACTGCTGTAAGTAGGGGTTCAGACCAAATAGAAACAATTAGATTAGTAATCGCATTTTAAATTAGGGAAAAAACATGGCAGTTAAATTCAATATAGAGCCGTATTGGGATGATTTCGAAACCGCTGGAGCGGACGGTCTAAGTCCAAAAGAAAAATATAATAAAATATTATTTAGACCAGGACACGCCGTACAAGCAAGAGAGTTAACACAACTCCAATCAACTCTACAACATCAAATATCTTCTACAGGTGACCATTTATTCAAAGAAGGTTCTAATGTTTTAGGTGAACTTCACCTACACAATAACTGTGATTACTTAAAGATTACTACTACTACGACTACTCTTACGGACTTTATCGGAGTAACTCTTACAGACGGAACTACTACTGCA